CTTGAACTGCTGAATTGTAATAAGCGGTTGCCCCATTAGTAACCAAAAAAGATACTGACATACATTCACCAGTAGCCATTATTGTGTTTTGTGAAGTTCCGCTAGAACCTCTAAAATTGACTGTAAAGTTACCGCTTGCATTGCTTGTGTAATACAAAACTGATTGTGTGGTTGTATCGTAAGCAATTGTTCCTGTTGCGGCAGTAGCTGAAATAGTCGCAACTTCAAGGATATTTGAAGTCTTTAAATCTGCGTTAGATGAAGTTCCGACAAAAGTTTGTAATGCAGTATAAGTGCTTGCAGTAGCCAACAAACCAACGCCAGTTAATGATGTTCCTGATCCACTAAATGTAGTAGAACTTAATACACCAGTAGAAGGATTAAAGCTTAATTTAGTAGAAGAAGTTTTTTGCGGTAAATTACCAGTAGTTGTTGTAACCCATGTTGGGTACATTGTTGCGTTGGTAGTTGTATCGTCAGTAATTGCAGTATTTGTAGCGTTTGTAGCAGTTGTTGCGGTTGTGGCAGTTGATGCCGCACTAACAGTTAATGTTGCTGGGTTTACCCAGCTTGGTGCCGATGCGCCATTAGATTGAAGCAAATAATTAGCGGTTCCGGTTGAACCATTCAAAGAAAGAGTGCTATTAAAACGTAATGTAGTGAATGTTCCAGCTAACGGCGTTGTTCCACCAATAGCCACATTATTTATTGTGCTTGCGGTAGCTGGGTTAATTGTTACAGTCCCGGTGCCGGTTGGGGCCAAACTAATTGCGGAGTTTGCGCCATTCATGTTAATTGCGCCATCAATAGTGACGTTTGTGCCACCACCACCGGCCCATTGTAAGCAAGCAGTTCCAGTATTAGTTCTTAAAGAACCACCACCTGAACCAGCGGCATCAAAATTAGTTCCAACAAATCCAGTTGTTGCGGTAATTGTTGTGCCACGAATAGTATTAGCAGTAGTTCCACCAATTGCTGGGGGCGCAGATAAATCTAATGTACCGCCCAAGGTAAGGTTTCCGCTAGAAGTAACTGTACCGCTTAAAGTAATTCCTGAAACAGTTCCTGTGCCGCCTACTGACGTTACAGTACCGGTTGTTGGGGTTGCCCAAGATGGAACGCCTGAAGCTAATGTAAGGACCTGGCCATTACTGCCGGCGGCCAAAAATATAGTTGTATTAAGGGCAGATTGATAAGGCAATGAACCAGCCGCACCACCAGCCAAACTAGCCGCATAGCCAGTTGTATTTTGGTTTAACGTTGGAAACGTGCAGTTTGTTAATGTGCCGCTTGATGGTGTTCCTAATGCACCACCATTCACTACAAACGCACCGGCAGAACCAGTATTAACTGCTAAAGCAGTTGCTACACCAGTTCCAAGGCCAGTAATTGATCCTACGGCCGGGGTAATAGTTGAATTTGATGCAGAAGTAATTTGACCCTGGGCATTTACTGCAATAACGGCTGAAGTAGTTGCTGAACCATAAGTTGCGGCAGAAACGCCAGTATTTGTAATGCTAAATTGTGTGCCAGTAAGGGTTAAACCAGTACCGGCGGTGTAAGTTGAAGCAACACTAAAGTTACTCCAATTCATTGCGGTAACGCCTAATGTACCGCCAGGTTGTGCCGTGCAAAACCATGCAGTTCCAGCTAATGAACCGGATGCAATAAAGATAATGGCACCCACATATTCTGACCAGGTATCACCGCCTACCGCATAAGTCCAAGCAGTTGCAGAAGCTACATAAATACCGTTTTGTGCGGCATTTGTTTGATCTTTAACTAATACGGTATCGCCAGCGACAACGGTAACGCCGTTGATGGTTTGCAATCCTGACAATGTAATGTTTCCGGACGTTGCAGTTAGTGCTGGGGCCTTCCAACTTAATCCAGCGGCATAGTAATCAACATATTGTTTATTAACAATGTCAGTTGGACCGCTTGCGGCAGTAGTAATTGTGCCGGTAGTTGTTGCAATGTTTGTAAATACGCCAGTTGAAGGCGTTGTAGCACCAATAGTCGTACTATTTATCGTGCTATTTGTAATGTTAAGGCCGGATTGATTAGGGTTAGCCGTTGCATAAAACGGTTGACCCTGGCCAATAAAAGTATTAAAGGACCCATCTAAATTGAAGTAGGCTTGAACTGGTAATAAATTCTGTACGTCAGAATTAGATGGGTTACTCATACTTTTCCTTTAAGACTAATAGCTTACTGGCGTTACATATAGCGTTCCGGACGTTCCAATAGTAGTAATTGAAAACGTTGGTGGAACGGCAATAACCATTGGTGCTTGCATAGCAATACCTAAAACTACCGTGTTTGTTGGGGTACCAGTAGGCACTACGGCCGCACTAGCAGTACCTACGCCACCTACTACCGGAAAAATATTAATTGTTACCGGTGTAGAAGCAGTATTCAAAAAAGCACAATAGTCCATTTCGTTATTGCCGGATGCGCTAATAGTGACGGCAGTAGATGAAGAACTACCAACTGTAATTCCAGTAGTAGGACCAATTGGACGTATAGCGTTTAATTGATTCATGATTACACCGCAGTTGTAGGCAATGGACCTTCAATACGTACAACGTCAACATAATAAGCACCGGCGGCTGGTGTCAATGCGCCAGCAGTACAGTTACCAAATTGAACGCTTAATGTATTAGCGGCTGAAACACGTGCATCAGCAATAAAAATGCCAGCAGTTTGTGCGCCAGCGCATGATACTGTTACATGGTCAGTTGTTAATAGGCCAGCAATAGTAAAAGTTTGTGCGGCAGTAATGTTTGCGGCTACTTCTGCTGGGGTAATGGATGGCTGGGTGTAGAAAGTGCTGATTGCATTTCCACGGGCAATAGTGGTAGATGGCATGGTGTTTCCTTTAAATGAGGATGATTAATTATAAGCTTAAAAAAGAAAAAAACCACCCTTTATGGGGGTGGCTTTCTTCACTATTTCCTAGTCCCTATTAAGGCAGGAATGTTAGATCGTAACCATATACGAAAACGTCCATAGTGGCGGCCGCACCTTGTGCAGTACCAACGTTTACATAAAGATTTTGACCGGTTTGTGCCGCAGTTGAAGCAACAGTACGTTGGCTAACAACAGTTGAAGCAGTCATTGCTGATAAAGCGGCATTTGCAACAATTGCAGTACCACCAGCAGAAGGTGCAGTAAATACACCGGCCAATGCAGTAGTCAAGCTAACTGAAGCATTTGTGAAAACAACGTTAGATACAGAATAGCGATCAGTATTGATAACTGGTAATACGGTATCGCCGGTTGCGTTAACGTTAACACCTTGGAAAGAAGCAAGTAGGCGAATAGCCTGGTTAGTTGCTAGGTTCGATGGGTGATTTGTTACGGTTGTTGCTGGGCCTGGATTTGCCATGATATTAATTCCTTAAATTTAGTGATCAAAAATGGGGGGTTTTATCCCCCCTATTTCATTACGATGCGATACGGCAAGCCAATTCAGGGTACAAAGGTGCCCAGCCATACAGAACGTCCAAACGGGTTGGGATGGAATCGTTGTTGATGGTGTATTGACGAACCACACGGATTGACAAACCAAGTTCCTTATCGCTTGCACGGCCGGCAAAATGAACGCCTTCAGGCAATTCTAAGTCAGCACAAGCAAGGGTAAATGCATTGCGGTGCATCAAAATGTTCTGTGGTGAAGTTACGCCAGTATTGTTGAATGGGGTAACAGTCTGTGAACCGCTTGATGTAACGCTAACGTTTTGGAACTGGCCAGCAGTAATAACGGCTGGAACAACGGTAACAGTTGCAGTACCGCCGGAACCAATTGCAGTTGTAGATTGAACTACAAAGTTACGCAATTTGCCATAAGACTGACGGTTTTGTGGGTTAACTGCAAACACGCCAGCAATTGTGAATGTATCACCTTGGTTTAGTGTAGCGGCCGCAGAAGCCGCACCGATGGTGATATTGCTTGAATAAGCCCAGCCACTTGTCAAGAAACCAGTTGCAGTTGTTACGTTGCAT